AGAGCAATCACGGTATCAAATTCATTACAACAAACAATCAGACTAAAACAAGAAATACTATTTCAGGCATGGCTAACGCATACCTTACTGCTGTCGGATATGTCAAAGCATATGGTTCAAAGGATAAAAAAGCTGTAAATGACTGTTATGCTGTATTCAATGGTGAAGGCACAAACATTTTAAATCTATTCATGCATAGCAATTCTGGAGTTAAGTCAGCATTTAGCATAAATGAGCTGGGAAGAAATGAAGATATGAAGATTCAGGAAGCTGAAACATTGACTACATTGCATGATCAGAAATTTTTTGATCATTTTGGTCTTGACATCATCTTCTGTGGTCATGTTTTGAATGTCATTGTGAGGAAACACGATGTCAGCAACATTGGATGCAAGTTCTCTCAGCATAATCTGATCTTCTGTCCTAATGAAGAAACATTGGATTTCACTCCAACAGACAAAGGTTTATCTCTCTCTGAAGAAGAATTCTTCAAAGCAACTAAAATCACGTCTGAAGACTTCCACCCTCAGGGATGGTGTATTGAAGAATGCAAAAAGAATAGGTTCACCGTTGCTGAAACATCATGTCTAGAACTGAATTATGGATCTCCTGTCATGGGGAAAACAGTTGCATATTGGAGAGAGAACATTTCTGGTGAGAAATTGGTGACTGTAAAACCAAAATGTATCAATGTTCCTACCGCTCTTCCCAACAGATTGTTGCCTTCGTCCACTGTGAAAGCAATACAAATTGGATCAGAACTTGCAAAGCAAGCTACAGTAGTTCTATCTGCGCGTCAGTCTTTGAGCCAGGATCTGAAGTCACAATATAGGGTGACTTTCCCTGGTGTTCTTGAAGATCTAGCTTATTCAAGATCTTACCTGGTCCCTTTTGGAGCAAAGAACAGAATAATAAGATTTGATTCTAGAACAATAAGTGATAGAGAAAATGAGCAGACCACCTTGATCTTAAAAACTTCCACCAAGACAATCGAATCAAATTTCATCAACAGGGCCCAAGAGCACAAAAATTGCATTAAAAGTATTGGTGAAAGGCTTGGACTTGTTGATTTCATTGTGAGCGAGCCTAATTACAGCCAGATCATTGCTTCTGATTTCTTGAGACTTCAGACTGTCCTCTCACTTAGAGTGTCAAAGCATTTCAAAAAACCTGTGATTGTGTACAAGCTGTATGATAAAGAAACAGAACTGAAGAAGGCTAAGATAGACGGAAAGTTTGTATCATACAATGAAGACTCTGAAGGAAATGTTTATGTGCTAAACAAAACTTTGGATTTGTTTCCAAAGTCTAACTCTTCCTTCGTGTACCTCAGCAGGACTATGTCACCGTTCTGGAAAGAGTTCCCTTTTGAACAGCATCTTGTAGTTGATTATAATGAGTTTCTTGAAAGATATCTAAACTCCTCTTCTGATAGCGAAGAGGAACCATCAACTAGTAGTACATCATCTACAAGTTAAGCATTTGTTTGCTCTGTAAAGAGATGGAAGAGGAGAAGGAGAAGAAAAGAGCTCCAAGGAGAAGGAAACAGGTTAAGTTAGTTCTAAGAGTCTTGTTTGTATATGATCATAAACAGACAATTATGTTTATATTTAAGCAAAAAAGCAAAAAAACAAAAAAAGCAAAAAGTAAAAGCAAAAAAAGTAAAAATAAACAAAAAACAAAAAAAGCATGAAGGAGCAAGAGAAGGTGTACTGAATAATTAACGTCTAGTAAATTAGCAGATTAATCTAAATAAAAGTCCTCTAGGAGGCAAATAATGACCTAGATACTCTGGATCAGATTGGCCAACATCACCCTTTCGGGTTTTATTGTAATTATACATAAATACACACACACTAATACATTCATTGCAGTTTGTTTTCGTTTTCAGTTTTTTGCTTTTTTTGTTTTTTGTTTTTATATTTTTTACTTTTTTTGGTTTTTTGATTTTATCATTTTTTTGTTCGTTTTCTGTTTTTTTGTTTTTTGTTTTGTTTTTTGTTTTTGTTTTTTGCTTTTTTTGCTTTTTTTGCTTTTTTTGCTTTTTTTGTCTTTTCATTTACTTTACTCATAATTTAAATTTCATGTTCTTGTTTCCTTCTCTCTCTCCTTCTCTCTTTTTTTCTTTCTCTTTTTCTCTTTTTTTCTCTCTCTATCTCCCTCTTTTGCTTTCTTTCTCTCTCGTCCCTTCTTTTCTCTTTTCTCTCTTTTCTCTCTTTTTATTTCATTCAACTAGTTAAATATTTTATAGATTTTGGTCTAATTTTATGAAGTGTTCTTTTCCTTGTTTTGCATTCTGTTGTTTGATGGAACTGAATGCTCTATTTAAACTTCAATGGACTTAGATCTGGAAGAAGAAGCTTTACTCTTAGAAGAGCTCTCACCCATTCCATCAACTACAAGAGAGGATTTGAAAGCCTGTTCCATGAATTGCACCTGTTCATTATAAATCTTCAGGGATATGCCACTGGTTGTTCCTGGTTTGCAGTCAGCCAAGATTTTCACACAACTTTTGAAAAGTTCATCAAATTCTTTCTTGAAGGTCATATTGCTAGCAGACATAACGCGAGCAATTTTGCAGATCTGCTCATATGTAGAGAAATTCTTTATTCCTAATTGCTCTTTCTTGACATTCTGAAAATAGGCCAAAGGCAGGACAACAGGGCAGAGCGAATGCAGACTAGCAAGCAAAGACAGAGGTCCTCCAATGCATAGCATTAATCTCAAAGCTGTCATGTCAAACTTTGCAGGTACAGTTAAACCATATGCAGCAACCAATGGAAGCTGCATAGCTTTCTCATACATTTTCTGCTTTTCTTCCTCATTCTCTGTCTTTTCTGCAATGCTGATCATCAAAGTTCTGATAACAGCTTCAGTTCTTTTAAATGTCCAATCATTAGGACCAACATTATCCCCAGATGCAACTATCTTTTTCCCGCAAAACTTGTAGTTGCCAGATTTGCAAGCTGCATAAACTTGCTTTCTGCTTTTTAGAATAGTTATACCATTATTATAATTTAATTTCACCTCATCTCTCACATCCGTAAAGAATGAATGGAAGTTAAATCCTTCGGTTGATTCCTCTGTTTCTATTTCAACTTCCGACTTCCCACCACTAAGAAGTTCTTGGATTTTCTCCTTTGTCAGCTTAGCAACGGTAGACATGGTGTTTACTTAGGAAACGTGTACTTTGACTTGCTGATGTTGAATTTTTTGATACCTCGATTGCTCT